TCTAAGATGAACGATTATATTCTTGGAATCCAAGAGGACGTAATTGATCTAACAGAAGACGCTTTTGTAGAAAAGTACAGCGTCAATGGTAAAGTTAGTTCTTCTATCATGAAAATTTACTTTGAAACAGAACTCGAATCCCGTGGCTTAATACCTTACGTAGGAAATACTTAATAGGAAAAATATGAATATAGATTTTGCAAAAATTAGTGAAGTGGTTTTAGAAGACATCAAATATTATGATGCACCGGATTTTGTTGATGCTTATATTAGTGAAGCAAATATTAACGATCGTCCAGCTACTGATAAAGAGCTAGATGATATTAACCAAAACCGAGACTTTGTTTATAATTCAATTATTAATTATTTGTACTAGGAGAACTAAATGAACAGACTCGATATGATTAAAAACGCAGTGCACAAGATCCAGGGTAACCCAGAGTTTCGTGCTGCTCAAGCTAAAATTAATGCTCGATTTATTAAAGATTGCGAAGCTAAGATTGCTAAGATTAAGCGCCGTCAAGATCGCCAGCTCGAAAGAGAGCTAGAAGCTATGGACGAAAACTACAATCATGTAGAACCTAAAGTTGCTCGTGCATTTGCTGAGTCTTTAGTTGGCGATGTATATCGTGAGACTACTAGATTTGATAACGAGTGGAACTAATGTCTACCCCTAAGCGAATTAAGGAGATGAGAATGGAAGCTCATCGTCAACAGAAGAAAGATCGAGAACGAATGGAATTGTTTTCTGTCTCTAAAGTAAAGAAGGAATTTATCCCTTATGTCCCGCAACCGGTTTATCGCAAGGATAAACAGATCTATGCAAGCGCAACAAGCGAATTCCAACATCAGGCGTCGGCAACAGCAAAGCCAAGTCGAACAGAATACTCTGGAGACTACATCGTCGGAATCGCAACCATGCACAAATCAAACCTCGTCCCTGTTGGAAGAGGAGACAACCCCGAAGACTACTCAACAATGAGAAGGAATTAATATGAACCGTTCTGAAATGATTGAAATGCTCCGTGACCGCGTATGTGTGGTTAAGTTTACTAAGGTAGATGGAGAGGTACGCGAGATGGCATGCACGCTTAACGAGAATGCTATACCAGATACTATGAAGCCTAAGAATGCTACAACCTCTTACTCAGAGGAAGTAATTAAGGTTTTTGACGTAAACAAAGCTGGCTGGCGATCGTTTAAGGTTGATTCGGTGCAGATGTTTGAATCTCTGATCCCATAAATATGTTTACTCTGCGGAGAAAGTGTGGTATAATAGTTATATTATTAATTGGAGAGGCACAAAATGGCAATCGGTAAAAAGTTCTTAAAGAAAACAGTTAGGGTAAGACCTAAGACTGGAATAGCTGCAGCGCCTCTCATTGACGATTTCTATAAGCTTAAGTTTTACTTCCACTACGAACTAGAGGTTAAAGAAATATCCTCAGTCGTTAAGCCTTGGATTAAGGCTACTTTCTCCAAAGAAGAAGCTAAAGCTATTTTAGCTAATCCCGAATATCACTTTACTATGCATCCTCACTTTGCTACCTGCATCTATTGGTCTCAAAGACCTGATTCAGAATTCCCTGAACCTTATAAGAAATGGTTCGGTGTATGCAAAGCTTACTATGCAGATCTTATTGAGATTGGTAATGCTATTCTTATAGAGAAAGCTGGCAACACAGAAGAAACAACAAGTAACGTTGTTAAGCTTAATCCTTATCAGAGAACAATTAACAAGATCAATGATACTGTTATGCAGGATCTTTTGGATCTAGAGGATAAGTGGATAGACGGGGATAACAAAGCTACTATTGATCTATACCAACAGTTTAAATTACACGGTCTTACAGGCTCCTCAGCGGACCATGTACGCAAAGTAATAGACCAATGGATAGAAGAATATACTGATGCCTATAGCGGCTCGTGTGAGCAAGCTACGGAGGCATACAAGCACATTACAAAGCCTGCTCTCAAAGCTAGGATTAAGACGTGTGAAGCAATGCTCGTTGATTTAGATAAAATTAAGAATGCTGCTAAGGCAACACGTAAGGCTCGTATTAAGAAACCTCAGGCTGCTGATAAGCAAGTGTCTAAGCTTTCATATTGCAAGGAAGATAACGAATTTAAGATTGTTTCGGTAATTCCTGCTATAATCGTTGGCGCTATGAGACTATATGTCTTTAACGTTAAAACAAGAGAGTTAACTGAATATATTTCCGAATCAGTTAATGGATTTGAAGTGAAAGGTACTTCATTGCAAAATTTCGGGGGTGGATCACGTAAGGTAAGGTTACGCAAGCCTGACGAGTTCCTGTCAATTGTACAGTCTAAAACACCGAGGCAAATTGATAACGAATGGCAAAAATTAACTACAAAGACAAGCGAACCAAATGGGCGGATCAACAAGGACTGTGTCTTGTTACGTGTATCGGCCTCATAAGTATAGCACTCGGATGGGATTATTCTCAGCCTCAGGCTGCTGTACAAGAAGTTGAGCTACCATATAACTACTTGGACTTCTCCTATATAATAGAAGAACCAATTAAAGCTTCAGATTTATTAGCAGAGCAGGATCTTCGTTGCTTGGTATTGAATAGCTATTATGAAGCTAGGAACCAAGACGAAGAAGCTATAATGGGAGTAGTTATGGTTACTCTTAATCGATTAAAAGATCGACGCTATCCTAATAACGTCTGTGATGTTATTAAACAAAGCAAAACCGATTATAGGGGTAGGATCATACTGAATCAGTGTCAGTTCTCTTGGTACTGTGACGGGAAGTCCGATAACCCTAAAGATAGTATAGCTTATATGCGTGTACAAGATATAACAGAAAGAGCTTTGCTCCTCTGGAATTCTAATAAAGATATTACGTATGGTGCAACTCATTACCATGCTAACTATGTAAATCCTGATTGGTCTTACAGCCTAAATAAGGTTACCTCCATCGGTGACCATGTATTTTATAAATGGAACTAATATGATTGAAGATAAGATATTAACTAAGAAAAGATTCTCTGAAGAAGTAGAGAATCGTATGGCTAAAGGCCTAGAAATAAGCTACATAGACGCTTGTATCAAGGTGTGTGAAGACCACCAGTTTCCACCAGAAGATGCTGGAAGATTAATATCTCCTTCTCTGTATTCTAAAATCGAAGCAGAGGCTTCAAGAAACAATATGGTTAAGTCTCCTACTACCAATACAACTATGTTGCCTATATGAAAATTATGGAACCATTTGAAGCATTTAGTCTATATCAATCCATTAAGCTACACTTTGAAAGTGATAGTTACGATGCAATAAAGTACAATTATAAAACATCAGCTAAACCGCAGTCTTTTTGGAAAAGAAAAGATAAATACTTTTTTGCTAAGATTGGTAAAAGATTTGAAACAGCACCACAGTTAATATCATATTACGTATCTCATTTTATTAGTGATAATAAGTGGATTGGTGATATGATATCAAACGACGATCCATATGATAAATGGGTTAAAGTAAATCAGAGCCTTAGCTATATCTTTGAGCAAGATTTGTATAAGCTTGCAGAAGAGGTACAATCATTCGATGACTTGTTTAAGATCGAAGGTCATCCTAAGATTGTAGAAAAATATATGCAAGATGAGATCTCACTAGAGACAGTTGTTATATTAAATAAATTAGTCGGCTTTATGAATAGAGCTGATAAAGAAATTACGGAAACTATCGTGTGGCCTGACGTCTCACGAAAGATTCGTAAGTATACTCCTTTTGTTACTTGTGACCCAGACAGGATGAAAAAAATTATCCTCAAGGTGTTTACATCCTAATAAAAGTGTGGTATAATGTAGTCTATATTATGAGAAAGTGGATAATTCAGAAATACAAATAATACGGAGTAATACTATGTCATTCGCAGACCTCAAGCGTAATCGTTCATCAGCCATTTCAACACTTACTGCAGCAGCAGAACAGTCAGGCAGTGGACAGCAACAACAAAACAAAAGCTATGTAGACGATCGATTCTGGAAGCCAACATCTGATAAAGCAGGTAATGGTTATGCAGTAATTCGATTCTTACCAGCTCCAGCCGGTGAAGAACTTCCATGGGTTCGTTATTGGGATCACGGTTTCCAAGGTCCTGGCGGTCTTTGGTACATCGAAAGTTCTCTCACTTCTATCGGTCAACAAGATCCAGTATCTGAAATGAATACTGTACTTTGGAATACCGGTCGTGATGAAGATAAAGCACTCGCTCGAGAGCGTAAGCGTCGTCTACATTATGTAGCGAATATCCAAGTTATCTCTGATCCTGCTAAGCCAGAAAACGAAGGTAAAGTATTCCTTTATAAGTTTGGCAAGAAGATCTTTGATAAAGTTATGGATGTTATGCAGCCACAGTTTGCAGACGAACAACCAGTTAATCCATTCGATTTCTGGGAAGGTGCAAACTTTAAGATTAAGATTCGTAAGGTAGATGGTTGGGTTAACTATGATAAGTCAGAATTCGATGGCGTATCGGCAATCTCTCAAGATGATACTGAAATCGAAGCTATCTACAATAAGCTTTATAGCCTGCAGGATTTTATGGATCCTAAGAACTATAAGACTTACGAAGAACTTAAGCAGCGTCTAAACAAGGTATTAGGTGAAGCTCAAGTTATGACTACAGCAGAGTCTATCTCGCTAGATGAAACTGACAATACACCACCGTGGAATGAGCCAGCTCCTGAAGCTCAGCAATCCCCTGGTGTATCGGTATCTTCAGTAGATGATGATGCAGATGATACTCTAAGCTACTTTCAAAAGCTAGCTACTCAGAGTTAATAGAAGAAGTAGAGAAAGGAGCCAAAAGGCTCCTTTTTTTATGTGCGCTTAGAAACCGTTTACAAAGTCTCGACGAACAAAGTCATCTGCAGATATACCCTGAGATATATTATTGGTTATAGCTGTAGCTGAGTTAACGTTCCCGCCTGATTTGCCACCACCACCGCCAGTAGCTTGAATGATAGTCATATTAGTCTGTGAAGCTGCCTCCGCTTTCTTATCCATCATGTCGTTAGTAGATGAGAGTACTGCTCCAGGTGTCGTAGTGGGCTCTATACGAGGTTCTAGAGGGGTAGATTCGGTGCTTTGTGAGATACGAGAAACCGATTCATCGTCATTACCTCGAATCATTCTTTGAGATCTTTCTGTAGCTGGTCTTGTTTCTAATACTGTTTCAGGTGTCTCTGTCTCGATACTTTCTCTTGTTTGCAATGAAGTTTCAGAATCAATGCTTTCTCTATCTTCTTTTGCTTCTTCGCGGCGGGCTCGAGATCTTTTTAAACCTTCAGGCTCTGGTATATCTGCTTCTTCTGGCTCATCGTCAGATATGAATTTCTTCATCCAGGAAGGCATCATACCAAGTAAGCCTTCTTTAATATCGGAGAAAGATGGTATAAAGTCCAGCATTGAAGTAAAAAGATTCTTAACCTTTTCGATACCATCCGCTATCATTGACTTAAGGGAGAAGCCTTCTTCGGGTGTCTCGAAGCCAAACATACCCATAATCCAATTGATAGCCATGTCAACTGGTTTAAAGATAATATCCGTTATACTTCCGAATGCACTAGCATAGGCTTCCCACATGGAAGTAAGCCCGCCAACAATATCAATTCCTGCAAAGGCTCCTCTTATCCAGTCAAATGCACCTGAAATCATATTGCCGATACCATCTATAAACTTAGTAAAGTATTCGGTAATATCGAATGCAGCTAATGCTTCAGCAGCTTTATCAAAACCAAGCTTATCCAGTATCCACGCAACCGCACCAGTGAGCATATTTACTGCTCCACCAATAATACCATCAAACAATCCTATGAGTGCACCACGTATGCCACCGATGATTCCACCTTCTTCGAATCCAGCGAGTGCACCTTTGACTGCATCGAATATTCCCATTATCACTGTAATTGGGAAGAAGATTCGTTTGAACACATTCTTAAGGATAGAGCCAAACTTAGAGAATTTAGAAGCTTCATCGCCTACGGTTATAAAGGTTTTGCCAAATTTTCTTAAAATATCGCCGACTTTAGTAAACGTTGATTTAATTTTATCAGTTACTGGTGCAAAGGTTTTAGACATTATTTTGCCGACTGAAGCGAAAGCTTTACCAATCTTTGAAATGCCACTTCCTATTGTCCTAACTGTTTTTAATATTGCAGAAATTCCTCTAAAGATTGAACCGCCGAAGAAAATTGCTATAGCACCGAGAGCTAAACCGATTCCTCCTAGATTCTCCATTACAAGATCTTTTGCTGTTCCCCAATCACCATCAACAATAGCTTTGATGGTCTTGTACATAGCATCAAAGAAGTTAATAACAGAATCAATTATCTTATACAGGGTCTCTGGGGAAAATAGAAGCATTCCAATAGCACCTAGGGCACCAATTAAACCTGCTCCTTTCTTAAAGTTATCAGAGAACTTATCAAATTTGTTTCCCATTCCTTCAATGCCTTCAGCCATTTGGAATAGACGAGAGTTGTTCTCTTCAGCAAGCTTTGCTGCTTCGCGACGATTCTCTTCACTCTGCGCACCTTTCTTAATTTCATCTATTTGTTTATTAAGAAGTTCTTTTTCTTCATCTGATAGTGATGGATCTTCAAGTTTAGCTAATGTTTCTTTAAATAAGTTATTAAGCTCTTGGGAGTTAGATGTAGAGCTCATGAGAGAGTTAAGCTTTTCTAACTTTTTACCAACAGCATCTGTTTCATTTGATCTTTTAAGCTCTTTTGTTTCGGCTGCCATAGTTTCCATAATTTTAGGAAGGCCCGTAAGACTGGTTAGCCTACTTTGAAGAGCACCAATTTCTGACGTAAGACCTGAAGATTTAGAGACTAGCTCCATAATCTCTTTGGTCATTACACCTTTTTTACCAGATGAGGTCTCTTTGGAACGAGCTTCTTGCAGCTCTTGCTGGGCCTTAGTATTTTCTGCTAAGGCTTTCTTAAGCTCTTCTAGTTGATCACCTATTAAATCAGCCATTTACGTCTCTCTCATCAGCTACGATTTTGATTCTTAATTCTTTGGTTTTCATCTTCAATGTACTGCTGTAACATCATAATATAGATCTCCCTTTCCCAAGGAAGCATATTATCTAATTCTGTTAATGAGTACTTGTGGTGCTGCATTAATGCAAAATTAGTTTTATAATGATTTTCCAATGATTCATGAGAAAGACTTACTAGAAAAAATTCTGTAGGCCTTCAATATCCATATCATTGGGTATCTTACAACTTTGACAGTTAAAAGATACTTTATGTTTAAGCTTAGGCATATCGTCAAAGAATGACGTAAGCTTTTTAAATTGATCCGATGTAAGGGAATCAACAAACTCGAGTAAAGATTCTTCTGTTTCGTTCTCTGCTGGATATACGTTCTCAGCATCGTAGATAGATTCAATAGAAGAGATAACAGCTGACATTGCTGAGTCTATTTCATCATTCTTTTGAAGCTGTCTATACAAACCTTTGACAGTTGGATACTTAACTACTATACCTACTGTATCTGTAAGCTCAATCTTAGCTGAAGGTTTAATCTCTCCTAGTACTTCAACTTCGTTTAAATTTACTTCTACCTGGCTTGTCTTAGAGCACTCCGAGCATTTAATTCCTAGTGTAGATGTTTCCCCTACTGACTTAGAACGAAGCTTAAGGAAGATGTACTCCAGATCGAAGATAGTAAGATTATCAACCTTTACTTTACCTTCTGTACATCCTGCAATTGTATCTCTTAATGCTGATATCATTTGAGCCTGATCTTTCGTCTCAAATGCCATCATTAGAATCTTTTCTTCTTTAACCAAGTATGGTCGATATTCTATCAACTCTTTGGTACTCGGTATTTCTAAACTATACTTAGCTGATACCAGCTTAGGTAATGCCATAATATTCTCCAATAATTATATAACTTACACGTTAACCAGATAAACCTTTAATAGTCGAGGATGCTCTAGAAAGAATAGTTTGTGAAGCTTGAGTAGCTGCTTCATTTACAGTTCCTCCTAGACCAGTCCCGAATATATTTGTAACTTTCCCCGATATCTGTGAAATAACAGATCCTAGGGATCCTTCATAAGGCGTTGTTATAGATGCAGCGTTACCGAGTATCTTATCTCGGATTTGGCTAGTTAATGAATTAAGTACTGCCGACATTTCGCCAGCTAATTCTGATTTTAAACCTGCTAAGAGCGTCTCAGCTTGATCGCCTAGATCTCCAAAGGGAGAGAAGGGAAGCGAAGGCATAAGAGGATTAGGGAAAGACAATGCGTTTTTAAGCTCAGCGAGAGATGATGCGAGTGTAAAGTACGTAGTATTACTCTTAAAATTATCATATGTCATAGTAACAGTAAAACGCATAACTTGACTTTCTGATGTGTTAGACAATTCCATAGCAGAAAAGGAGATAGGGAATGCTTTCTCTAGTTGTACTTTATGAACCATTTTACCGTCAAGTGATAATATCGTTATAGTCATATCAGATGCATACTGAGACTTATAATAGATCTTACCATCTTCATCGTTTATAACGTGCTTCATCCACCTTTCAAATAGATTCTTAATATAAAAATCATTTGTTACTAGGAATGTAAGCGTTATATCATCATTAATAAACGTATATGGGGTTTTAGTAGAATGCTTAGTAGTTACATGCTCATTAGTAGATATAGCACGACCCGGTAATGATGCAGACTCGCATATAGCGTTAACAAGGAACATATCAGGATTAATAGATGCTGGTCCATTAAATGTCACAGCAAACAAATTAGGACGAGCTAGACCACCTCTTTCTGATATCCTTGAAGCTAAATCTTGTACTGGGGAATCAAAAATCATTGTTATACCTTCTGCCTTGAGTCTTTCCAGACTGTTCTTTTGCCTGATTTTCTAAATTGCTCTGTTGGTAAAAACACTGCTATTTCCCATTCAGTGGCTTGTACCATAGCTGCTGATCCTTCTACATGCTTATATAAATATCTTTTAAAGCAAGGAGCATACCATTTTAATTTAGATACGCTTTTAAGAAGATTATAGTTTAATTTAAACTTGGTCGATTCGTCGTATCTTTTATTGTTTGTTATATCCATTAGACCATCAAGCATCTTAGCACGAAGAGGTGGTGGAAGATAATGGAGGTTTAGTCCATAGAATCCACCAGGTGCTGCTTCTACCATAACAACTAAAGGGAAAGCATCATAGTAAGGTAATGTCTCTCGATTCTTAGGATCGTAGAAGTACATATACATAGAGCCAGAACGCAATCGATTACGCTCAACCAGATTAGGATCTTTTAATAGTCCACGTCTGCTTAAGCTAGATATTGTTTTAAGCTTATCCTGAAACCATGCTCGCGATGAATCCGTGCGAGGTGTGATCCCAGCCTTAAATGCTTGTGCTTGGTACTTGTCGAATAGAGAATCTGCCATAATACTATTTATGCTATTTTGTTTACATTCCTATGAATATATGATATAATAAGAGAGTCTTCTCTGGAGGGATATGATATTATCCAGTCAGTAGTTTAATCCCTAAGGACTTTAAGGTTTCTTCAGTCCATATCTCAAAATGATATCCACGGTCACTGGCATACTTAGTGGCAGCCTTCCATTTAGATTCATTCTTAATATATGTCATGACCTCAGAGATATACTTTTTAGTTTGTCGTGAAGGCTTCTTAGGTGGGGAGCATTGAGATTTAGGTTTAATTTCTACAAGGACTGTACGACCATCTGCAAATTTTACTTTTAAATCAATAAAGTATCTGTGAGGTCTATTATCGGTCTTACAGA